ACCTGAATACCTAAATACTAAGAAAGGATTACAGTTAACAGTTTTACTTGCAAACTCATTTTGTATAAAAGATGAATGTGTGTATGGCAATGTAATTAGATCACCAGTCTTTTGATAACCTTGACCACTTCTTAAACTGTCTGTATTTATAGTTGCGTCTTCAATTAATTTAACTTGATCTGTAAAGTGTGTAGGTCTTAGTTCACCTTCACTCATATCCATTGCAGCTCTATATTCTAATGATTGAACATCACCTACATTATGTCCTTTGAAACTATCTACAACAATACCATTTTTAAATCTATCTAAACCTGTTGTTGCGTCTTGTATTTGTGTATTAATTGCTTGTTGTTCTAATAAAGATAATTGAGTATAGTATTCTATATTCTTAATTCTTGTTTCTAACTTACCAATGTCTCTCATAGTATATCGTCTATTATCAATTGTTTGTACTTTTACATCTGTTGTTGAAAAAGTATATGCTGGTAAAGTTAAATAATATAATGCCATCGCATCATCAATAGGTTCAGGTCTTTGTGGATCTATTGCACTTGTGCCTTTTGCTTGAACAAACTGTCCATCTTTCTGCATAAAGATACCATCTATTCTTGATAGGTAAAATTCAAAGTCACTTGTTAAATCACTACCTGGTTTTGGCATATCAACAGCAGATGAACCTGCATTGACAAAGTTCTTTGCACCTGTAGCGTCTTTGTTGTTATAACCTACGACTTCACTATCGTCTGAAACTCTTGGTCTGAAATCAACACACTCTCTTAATTCTAATTTACCTTTTGTTGGACTATCAAAAGAAGGTATAGCGTCATAATCAACAGCACCTGAATAACTATCTACTGAGAAGTAATCCCCGGCACCATGTGAGAAGAAACTAAATGTAATCAGTAATCTACCAGTTGGTGCTAACGAACCAGGTTTTCTTACAATCGAACCTATGTCGTAGAAACTATCTCTTTGTCCGTTGTCTAATGTAAATCTATCTGTAATTTCTGTATCACTTGTTGTTGGTGCGGTGCTAAAATCTGCAGCCATATGAACACTTGTTAAAGCAAAGATGTCTGCCTTACCTAATGCAATTCTATTTTCTGTTGCTAATGCTTCAGTTGCAATAGTTGTAGTTTGTCCTGTTGTTAATGTTTTTGTTTTTTCACCTGCAACACTTCTTGTTATTGTTGCAACGAATTTAACTTCAGCATTGGCATAGTTAGCACCTAAATCTACTGATAACTGTCTGCCTGATGGAGTACCAGTTAAGGTAAAGATGGCGTCACCCTCGTGGTTATTACCAGAGAGAGAAACAATATCACCAACAGCACCTGCACTTGCACCAGCAGTTGATATCTGTAATGTAAAGTCTCCTTCACTATGACTATCAAAAGTTTCGTTTGCACCTGCGTTAAAAGTACCTACACCATTTGAGTCTAATGTTTCTACAAAGGTTCTTCTTACTTTATGATTAGTGTCTGTAATACCCGAGTTGTTATCAGTCTTTAATGTTTTGATAACATCAGCAGGTAATTTATAGACAAGTGAATTTTGATCTATATTAGAAAGTCTTACTCGTCTTCTTGCAATTGGTGAAGCAGTAGTAATATCTGCTGAACCAGTTGCGGCTGATATTGTTAATGCTGTATCACTTGCAATTTCAGATACGACACGAGTAATTACTTCACCAGTATTATCTGTAAATTGAATTAAATCACCCGTAATTAATTCAGTTGTAAATTTTGTATTTTGACCTATAGCAGTTGTGTCACTATTACCAAATGTAATTGTACCAGATAATAATTTAAAACTATCATCAGTTGTATCAACAGCACTTGATGATAATACTGTGTCTGCTGTAAAGGCAGGACTACCTGCCTGTGAAACTTGTTTAACATCAGCAATAGTGTATGTTTGAACAGCATTTCGAGCATTTGCGTTTGCGGCTATCGTTGCACTATTACCTGTTTCATCTGAGACTGTTTCGCCAGCAACGAATGTGCCTTTGACATTTGAAAGAATATATAAACCATCAGCAGTTGAAGTTGCTTCAATGATACCAGTTGCACCTGATGTGCCACCTGTTAATGTTTCACCTGCAGCTAAAGTAAATGAACCAGTTGTAACAACATGAGTAAACATACTAACATTAAATAAACCTAATTTATATACAGAGGTTGTGTTACTTGATGTTGCACCAGCAGTTCCTGATTTGTATTCAAAGAAACGAGGTTTTGCTACACCAATTGTGTGTAGTGTAGTTGAAGAACCTACATTGGCTGTTCCTCTACTTGATGTTGCTTGTTTTAATAGTGTTAATTCTCTAAATGCTTCTGTCTCACCTGATACTGTTCCTAGATCAGGTTGACCATAAATGTTTGTAACATCAATTGATGAACCAATATTTAATCTTGTTGTTGAATTATTTACAGTATCAAAGTCTCTTGCTTTTTCTATTGTTAAAAATTTTTGAGAAGTTGTGTCTACTTCATAGCCTTTTACATATGCTTTACCTGGTGACAGTCCAATAGCAAGTCTTGCTTCAGAAGCCGTAGCAGTTAAACCATTGTATAAACTAGAACTATCAGCAGAATAGATACCACGATTAGACCCATCGTTTTGATGTTCTCTTACATCTATATCAAAAGGTTGAACTACATAATCACCACTTTCGTCTGATGTTCTTCTTGCTAAAGTTTCTTCAAGAATATTATAGTCTGTTCTCTTTACAATTTTTTCTGTATTACCATTATTAACTCTAAGTATCTCTACAAAGTTTTCATCATCCGTTGCTGTTAATGTTTTCTTTGCAAGTGTTAAAGCAATTTTAAATCTATGAGCACCAGGTGCATTTACATTTGATGTACCTTGAGCATTATCGTTTAATGAACTATCATCTTCTGGTGTGACAAAACTTTCTGTTGTTGTAAATCCTACTCTATATGTTGGAGTATTTGTATATGCATCAAGTATTAAAGTTTCTTCATCATTCTTAACAAAAAAACCATTAACGAAATAAACACCTTCTTCTACTTTAACCGCACTTGCTCTACCTGTTGCATTTGAACTTGTGGGCAATGAAGTACCTGATGTTCCTACAACAGCAGTACCACCAGTAAACGATATTGTTTCACCTTCAGTAAATGTTTTTGCTGTATTATTTGTTCCTGTTTTTGTATAGGTAACATAAATTGTTGCGGCTGCTGTTGATGTTGCTTCAGTTGTATTTGTAACTTCAGCAACGACACCTGATGTGCCACCTGTGACTGTTAATCCATTTAATGAAGAAACATTTGAAGTCGAGTGACTTGCTAATTTAACATATTGATATTCTGTATTAAGAGTGACTTGACCTGGTATAACCATCGCACCATCTTTAAAAATGTGCTCACCAAATCTCTCTATTTGATTTTGTAGAATAGTTTGTAGTTGTGTTAGTTCTCTACCTTGAATTGAAAAGGATGGTCGAAATAAAACTCTATGAAATTTTTTACTCTCTGCAAAATCATCATAGTAAGGTGATACATTAAAATTAGTTGTTGCCATTTATCACCCCTAAAACTCTATGATTAACTTAACATTCTCCGTTTGATCTGACGCTCTAGATATTGGTTTTCTATTTTCAATATAAAGAATATCACCAGTATCGTGTGTAAACTCTGGTGTTGTGTCATGTGATGAAGGAGTACCTGTCGCACCTGATGTAGCGCCTGTGACAGTAGCAGTTGTTGAAAATGCTGTTAAATTTTGGTTACTATCAATACCTTGATCTGCAAATTGTGGTTGAACATATCTTAACACTTTTGTTGTTGCGTCAAAATCTACAACGAAACCCACAGCACCAGTTGTTGTTTGTGTAATCTTTTCGTCTGCTTGAAATGAACCTGGTGTGCCACTAAAGGTAATTGACTTAGTTGCGTCTAATGTTGTTGCAGTTGCAGTTGAACCAGTTGTACTATCAGTTGGATTTCTTACTAATGCAATTCTTCTAAAGTCATTACCTGTACTAAAGTCACCTGAACCATCTGCCTGTGTAAAGTTAACATTTGTCATTACAAAGAAAGCACCTAACTCAGCAGGAATATCTGAAGCATGTCCGCCTGGAGGTGAGATAATAAAATCTATATCTGCGCCTGATACACTTCCTATATCACTAGCAAGAACACTTGCAAAAGTATAACCAGAACCAGCAGTTGTGATTGTAACTGAACTTACAGCATTTGAAGAAACAACGACTGTACATTCCCCACTAGAACCATCACCACGAATTGCAACACCTGTGTATGTTCCGTCTGAACCACTTGATCCACCTGCGGTTATTTTTACATGTTCAATTGCACCACCAGTAGTTGAGTAATCTGTACTTTCAGTTGACGCATGTATAAAATCAGTTGACATAAAATTAGATTGTTCAGAAGCAGTCAATGAATACATGTATTTCCATTTGTAACTATCACCAGTTGTAAATACACTTGTTGTTTTGTTACCAGTAGGTTCTACTGTTGAAGCCGCACCACTATTATTATCAATAACTTTGTAAACATCAAATGTGCTATTCATTACATAAAAAGTTGCGTCATATAAAGAAGTTGCACCACTATCAGCAGTTATTGTGCTACCTGCACTATTGATATCCCCATAATCATGTCTATAATAATCATATACTGTACCAGTTGTCCAGTTTCTTCTAGGGATCGCAAGAGTTACATCTGTGCTTGTTATCTTTTTTGCTGACAGAAAATCGTCATAAGCATAGTATTCTACTTGCCCCACATCATCTACGGGTGTAGGTGGTGAAGCATCTGTTCCATCATTAAATGCTTGATTGTCTGCGAATGCTTGAGGTCTTCCTATTGCAAGATAGTAAGTATCAGCAGCTTCGCCAAAACTTTCTTCAAACTGTCTTGCGTTATGTAATCTAAAATCTTTTGTTATTATTGCTGGCATGTTTACTCCTGAAACTATTTATACAACATATCTAACTTGATGTGGTCCTAATTTGTGCTGGTATGGCAAATCTTGTACCTATTCTAGTATTAAAATCACCTAGTTGATTTAGTTCGCCATCAAGTGAAGTATCACCTGTACCTGTTAATCTTATATTATTTATTACTGATTGAGAGATGCCTGAATCCATATCTCGCAATCCTTCTTCTTGTTTTATATCACCACCATCCTCTAAGATAATACCATCTGCATCAGTTTCGTCTAATATTCTATCAGGTATATGTGAAAATGCAGTAAAGATAAATTTACCAATCGTATCCATTCTTGCACCTGCATAAACAAACCCTTGATTTACATCAGTTGATCTGAAACTTGTTTCTCTATCATCACCTGTTTTAATAGTAATATCTTGTGTTAATGTGACATCTCTAGTTGATGAAGCAAAGGCAACATCTCGTTCTACACCTAACTGAGGATTACTACGAAGTGATGTACCATCAGTTGTTGTACCTAATCTTCTACCTACTTTCTCACCAAATAGAACTCTAAATGCTTCGATAACTTCATCTTGTTCAATACCTGCTGTAATTGTTCTACCTGATCTAAGTTTGGCATCAAGTCTTGTACGAATACTCACTTCACCTGCAAGATAGAATCCTGCTGGGTGTACAGCAGATTTAAGATACTCTCTCCAATCTGCAATTGCCTCACCTACTTTTACAACATAAGAATAATCTTGATAATATAAACTATCTTGTATCTTTTTTGTGTTCTCAGATATATGTCCATCTACATTAGTAAACTCACCATCAGTTTCGATTACTGTATTACTTGTTGCTGTTGCTGATGCTTGATCAGCATTTCTTACTCTTGCAGTTTCACCTGATGTTCCACCAGTAATGGTAACTTTATCATCAAAGGTACCTGTCACACCTGTCAATGTAAGAATGTTTGTATTACCATTAAATGCCTCTACAACACCTGTAACACTATCAGTTGTTTCAAATTGTAATCGACTATCAGTTGAACCATCATGTGTGACAATTAAGAAATCAACCTCACCATTGTCTGCATAAATTGTATGTGCAATTCTATTGTTGCCCTCTGCTGTTTCTGTTCTCAATACATCTTGTTCTGCACCATCAAACACAGCAGGTTCATTGTTTTCTTCAAAGACAAATGGCTCACCATCTTCCGTAGTGATATCGCCTTCTTCACTATCTAATCGTAATCTTGATTGTCTAAAGTCTTCAAGTAATATCGAAAAATCTTGTTGAGCAAAACTTTCTAAAATAATATTATCTTCATTTGTTGCTGTAACAGTTTCGCCTGATGTGAAAGTTCCGGATAAAGTATCTATCTGCATGTGTAACTTTGGATTCATTACAGGTTCTTGTTCGTATCTAAAACCATGGTCTAAAACTTTTGCACTTAATGCTCGACCTACTTCACTTGATACAGCAAATACGGCTGCACCAGAACCAGCAGTTGATGTGACTGTAATGGTGGGTAATGATAAGTAACCACCACCTTTGTTTGTAATTTTTATTTTTGTAATATCGCCTAAAGAAGAATTGGTTGCATCTTCCATAACAAGTTGTTCCGTAGAACTCTGTTCTAACATTAATATACCATCTTCTAAACTATCTTGCTCTAATCTAAATCCACCATTAACCACAGCGACTTCACCAGCAAGTCCAGTACCGTCAGTTGGATTAGTGACACTTAAAGTATCACCTACAACATATCCTGAACCAGCAGTTTCAATAATAATATCTTCTATCTTACCATAAGTAATTTGATCGACAAGAGCATTAAGACCAACACCACCTCTCTGATTTTTTACTGGAACATTTTCATTAATAGAATAATAACGACCACGATTAACAAAAGAAACATCATCTGTTATACTTTCGATATTACATGTTAGCGTTGTTTCAGGATCATCATTTTCAACGCCAGTAAAAGTAGAGAAGGATTGCTGTAATATTCTATTACCATCTTCATCTAATATATCATCACCATTTTGTTCTTGAACTATGGAATGACCCAAACTAGGTTGAAATGTTCCTACAATATTATCTTTATTTAAAGTTAAAGTTGCAACATCTCTTTGAGTACCGCCTAGGTTTACAGCATTAACAGTTACACTTTCTACAACAGCCGTTGCAAGATTAATATTTGCATTACCTGGAATATTTGCTTGTGTAATTGTTTGTCCAACAAGTTTAGTCATATCACCATTTGATGGTGATACTAAAGTTGCTTTTAAAATTTTTTGTGTAGAAAAATTACCATCACTAACTCTCAACAAATCAACAGTAGGATAATATAATTCTGGTGTTTCATTAAACAATGCACGGAAAAATATTTCATGACCTTTCTTTGTACCTTTTCTTTTGTACAAAGATAAAATATTTTTTGTGAGTTGTCTTTTGTTTAATCCTGTTGTTAGATCGTTTGGTATGGTTTGAAGAAAAGCATTTCGAAACTGTAAAAAGAAATCATCAAGAGTATCATTTACATCAGCATACTCAAGGATTTGTGATAGTGTTTCATTAGGGTTTGCCCTATACTTTGATATCACTCCTTGAGCACCTGATGTGCCACCTGTAACTGTCTCTCCTGTTACAAATTTAGAATTTGCAGATATGTATAATTGTAAATTATCAGCATCTTCAGCAAGTATAGTTGCTGTCTCACCTGATGTTTGTCCTGTGATCGTTTCTCCTTTTGAGAACTCCCCAATGCTACCTTGTTCGTCTAGTATATAATCGCCAGCATTATTTCCTTTTTCATCTGTACCATCTAAAGCAAGAAATGATACTACCTCTGTTTCTAAAAGTATTTGATCACTGGCAGTAACACTTGATAGTGTCAGCTGTGCTGAATCCATATAACGATAATACTGTTTGACGAACTCAACCAGTAACGGATTGTTAGCTTGTATGTGTTGTGGAAATTGCCTACTTACTAGGGAGCTTATATTCTTAGTAAACTTTGCCATGATCTATGAAGCATAACTTGATGTTGCGGTATAGCCTATACCTGAAGTTGTATCATAATCATCAGCAGATACAGTCACCGTTGTGTTTGTTTCATCTATTTCTAATACTTGATTTCTTACAGGTATGATGTCCACAGAATTTGGTATGACTGTTAATCTTACAGCAGTAGATGTTGCACCATCAACATTTGAAACCTCTGTAATGAATAAAGAGTTTAAGGTGATTGTTCCGTTTGTGTAATCTATTGTACCTAAAGTATTATTGGTGTATGTTCTTGTTTGACCAACAAGATAATAAAGTCTAACATTACCTGCACCATCTTCATCTAAAAAATATTCGTTAGTTGTATCACCATTAATTTTAAATCCTGATGAAACTAATACACCACCAGCACTTGCATTGTGTCCTGAGTGTGGATTATAAAATGCGTTGTTGTATTTGATTGTGTAAGTTGTTGCACCTGATGTTGTGGCTGTAAATGATTTGTGCATTTTAACAGTTGTAATATTAGATAGTATTGCAGTATCTACTTTGTTAATTGTTTCAATAAATTTAGAGTGTCTAAACAATCCATCAAACTGTCCTAGATTGTTTGTGTTAAATGTTGTAATTGCTGAAGATACTAAAGACTTAATACTGTCAGTTGTTTTTGTTGTTGCCTTTGCATCATACTTAACATTTACATTTAATTGTAAAGATGTTGTTTCAGGATCTTGTATAACAGGTGTCACACTTGCAACATTAAAATCTTTTAATTGTGTAATGATATCAGTCTTTTTTGCTTCTGTAAGTGTTGCACCAGTTACAGGTTTGATTGAAATATAAACACGACCATAAACAGGTGTGTCGTTATCTTCTCCTCCCCACACTTGAACTGATTGTGCATTTGTAAAAATTGATTTTACTTTACTCTCATAATCTTTTGCGGTGACTGTTCTATTTTGTGAAGCATATTGTCTTGGTGCATTGAAACGAATACTCTCTGGAGTTTCTGGTTGAGCACCGTTTGCTGAATTAGTTGCAGTAGTAATTGTCACATTAGAGAATCCACCAATATTTCCTGACAAACTAAATGAACTCGCTCCGTTACTTTCTTCAGCATTAGTAACGATATAAGATAGTGTTACTATGTTACCAGTTGATAATGCAGCACCAAGTACACCATCACCAAACTGAACTTCATATTGTTGATCTTCAGCACCTTCAAGATAATAAACTTTTGATGTTGATATCACATCTGCTAAATCAGTTGATAAAGTATAAGTGTTGGATGTTGAATCTGTTGAACTATTTTGTACTGTAACTTTTAAAGTTGTTGTGTCTGCTAAATTATTTTTAATTAAAAATCTTTGATCTGCATTTGATGTATCCACTGTGTATTTGTTTGTGACAAGTGTTCCTTCATAAACAGGTAAACTAGAAAAAGTATAAACACCATCTGTTGGTGTAATCGTAGTGGCATCTTTGACAATGTAATTATAAGTTGTGCCATCAACACTTGTAGTAAAGGTTGTGCCTCTAGCTGCAGTTAGAGTAGAACCAGTTGCATTGTTAACAGTCACATTTAAAAAAGCAACAGGTGATGTTGCACTTCTTGGAGTATACCCCACATGTTTGGCGTGTGAGACAATACTGTTTCTTAAATCTGCACTATCTAAAAACATTTCATTCGCCAGAACATTAGCATAGACAGCGTTGTAGTGAGTGTTATATGCTAGAACATCTAACAAGGTAGACATGGTTGAGCCTTCAAAATCATAATCTGTTAATTGATCTTGTTGTTTTAAAAAAACTTTAAGATTATTTTTGATACCATCAAAATCTAAATCTGTAACTTCTAATCTTTTTACCATTTCTATCTACTTCTTTCTAACATTGTTGTGAGACTAACTAACTCACCTGGAACATTTATTACTCGAAAATCTATTGTCACTTCGTATGAATTTGAATCTAAATTTGGTCTAGCATCAACAGATATCAATTGTGCTCTAGGTTCAAAGTTTGTTATAACTTCTCCTATAACTCTAGACAATGAGTTGGCTGTGATTGGATCAAGAGGTTCAAATAATAATTGAGATATACCAGAACCTATTTCAGGATGAAAAGGTCTTTCGTAGTGATTTGTTAATACGAGATTTCTTACTGATTGTTTTACAGCATCTATATCTTTTTTAACAATAACATCTTTTGTAGCAGCATTACGCTCAAAGGATAATGCGATATCTCTATAAAGTCTAGTGGACCTCGCACTTGCGTTAGTTCTAGATGCGTCTTTATATCCTGATTGAAGTATTGCCATGATAACTATTTATCAAGTTAGCCCGCAAAAACATTAGAAGAACCTGAGGCAGATGCATTAGGTATCCAAGACCCATGACCACCTGTTGCGTCACCTTGTCTATGAACTCCTTTACCATTTACAAATACAGTAGATGATCCACCAGTTGCAGGATCGCCACATGATGTAGAATCACCAATACGAATAGTATTTGCACCATTCGTTTTCACATTACTAGAACCACCAGTATATGCAGTTTTGTGAAACGGATTAGGTGTAGGACTTGCGTGACCTACATGTGTATCTAGTCCTGATCGTGTGACAGCAGAGCCCATTATCTTCTCTTACCTTGACCTACACTTCTTTTGAATAATCGTCTCTTGTTCTTGTTCTTTGGTCTAGTTCTTGCACTATCCCCAATAGATGTTCGTTTCTTTGGTCCTCTCTCGTAAGAGATTACTGTTTGTGCTTTAGCCATTATGAGTGTTCACAATTAGAACATTCACATGATTGACAAGATCCGCCATTACTACAATGACATCCATGTCCACAGTTATTACATTCCATTATTTCTTTCCTTTTTTCTTTGTAGTTTTCTTTTTCTTTTTAACTACTTTCTTTTTAGTCGTATCTTTAGGGGGTAGTACATTCTCTGAGTTACCCCAATTCTTAAATAAATTCGAAAAAAATCCCATAAAATCTCCATTTTTTATGCGAACAAAACAAGAACATAATTGGTCAAGATTGTCGCACCTACAAAAAACCCTTATTTATCAACAGTTTATAGTAATAATATATTACCACTTTTTTATACTTTTTTTTAACAAAACCCTTGACATTAAGAACAATTCCATATATGATATATTTATCAATGAAAAACAAAGGAAACATTATGAAACTTAATATGTCACTAGAAGAACTATACACTCAATTTAAACTTGCGAATACACCGCAAGAAAAAATCAATCTCTTAAAATTTGTGAGAGATAACTCTCTACCAAATACTTACCAAATTAACTTTGATAATTGTATCAAACATTTAGAACTACAAATTAACTAATCGAAAGGAACTATATTATGATCAAAGTACAACCTGCACAAAATATCGAAGACGGTATTCAAAATCTTATCAACGCATCTAACCTAGACTATGCTAGAGATATTGATAATACAAATATGATAGAACAATTTAAAAACTCTTGGATTGTTAAGTCTGGTAAAAAGTTTATCAAGATTATATCCAAGAACTCTGTTCATTCTTTCATAGTGAAAGAAGATATGTTCACCCCTGGTGGACAACCTAAGTTTAAGAAAGGTGATGTTCTCAAAGCTGCGTCTTGGAATAAACCTGCCTTGAACGCACCTAGAGGAAATGTTCTCGAAGGTAACTACCCAATGCAATGGACTGGTCCATTATATTTAAGATAAACGAAAGGAAACTATATTATGAAACTTGCATTTAATAATCTTCCCGACATCCTAGACTGGATTAGGGAACCATCTCATAAGGAACATTTGTTTCTTATTGAGGCTGCGATTGCAAAAGCAAAAAGCAGTAAGTCTGAAATCTCTGTTGGATCAGAGGTTCAGTTTGGTCGACCAAATGGTCGTAAGAGATTTGGGATTGTCGAAAAGATGAACCCACAGAAAGCCGTCATTCGTGAGAAAGGTGGTCTTGGTTCGAAGTGGAGAGTACCATACTCTCTGATTCAATCCTGGGAAGATCAACATAGGTTTGCCTAATGTTGATTAAGGTTGGCGACAAGGTCGCAATTAAAACAAGATCACTTTCTATTGTCGAGGGAGTGATCATAGACATTTCACTTGGTTTGGTTAAATCAGATCCTGCTGGTGAGTTAGGTGTCAATGTTCAAGAATATGACACAGATATGAACTATGTAGGTTCGATTGGTTATAAAAATGATAGTGGTGAAAACTATTGGGCATACTTCGATCAGATTGAAAGCATGGCTTAGAATTTAAGAATTAGTTTTTTCTTTTTCCTTTGAAGAGCTCCACAAAAGTGGAGCTCTTTTTTTTAACCTCTCACTTCATCATCTGAAACGATAGGTGTTTCTATTTCGTTGGTTGGCATTTCAATGATGACCTTTGGTACAGGTATTTCATCTATGAAAGAAGCAGCTTGCTCTCCATATTGATGACCTAACCAAAAGGCACCAATTACTATTAAGACATAAATTAATTTCTTCCAACGATTCTTAGTTATGTCTCTCATAATTTTTCCTATTTGCTATTCCATCTCTGCCATACATTGACAGCGACCCACGCAACTAGACCCCATTTAATAATTAACATTGGGGCAACAAAGCCTGTGAACATAGCGATTGCTAATACAATCAGTCCATAGTCTTTCCATGCGCTTATATCTTTAATCCATTTATCCATGAATTTTCTCCTTTGTTATTAGTTATTTAGAATGAGAACTTTGTTCCTATTGAATAGTGTTCTAAATCTTTGCTATTTGCATCTAATTGCTCTTGCTGATATTCAGCATAAACACTTAGAGAATCAGATAGACCATGAGATAGACCCACTGTGTAATAGGTACCAGTTCCTTCTTTGTCACCATATCCTACTGTTGCAGCTTTCCAACCTACTGTTGCCTCATATGCAGATAAATCTGTTGCGGCGTCTTTGATTGAATAAGTACCTGCCAGTGATAAATCACCTACGGTTGTAGATGCACCAGCAGCCCAGTAAGAAATGTCGTTCACTAAATCATCTGTATATCCTACTGCTAAATTTAAATCATCAATAGAATGTGATACAGATAAATCCCAAACATCTATGCCACTCTCACCAGATGAACCATCTACTATACCCATAGCAGAAACAGGTCCTGATGAAACCTTGACAGAATTGCTAGAACGATCTGCATACTTCCAGAACGCACTACCACCATAGACTTCGAAATTATTTGTGACATGAACATCTGTATAAGGATGTGCTTGTCTACCTAAAGAGATTGCGGCACCACCTGAGTTTTCAATACCAACAAATGCTGTTCTTGAATCAAAGGTGTCACTACCACTATCATCTACATCTAAACCAACTTCAACATTGGCAAAGCCTGATAGACCATTACTTCCTTCCAAGGCTACATCCACAATATCAATTCCAATCTTTGAACCATTGTTCTCTAATTTAGAACTTGCATTGCCAGACGAATCTTGGTCATGTGACATTTTATAATTAAAGGTACCATATGGCATTACCTCTGTTGCCATGCTTGATGCAGACAATAGAAGACTAGACACCATAACGGTTATTAATTTATACATGTATTCTCCTTTAAAATGTGATTAACTCTAATCAATCCCAGGACGGGATTTTAATGTATTCCTCGATATATCATTGTATATTATTTAGTCGATACGAAACCACTGGTCTTTCATTATTTTATCAACAACCTCCGACCCGAGAGGACTTATCCAATCTGGTATAATATAAGCACTAATATGAGTATATCCGTTTCTTTTCGCCCATATAATTCTTCGACCCCCACATTGATATTTCCGATAGATACCGTTCGCTTTTAAATCACGAACCATCACAGGATATAACAACCCTTGTTTTTCCATATCAGCAAATAATTCTTGATACGGTATTTTCCATTTGTTCGCATAGTCTGTCCACTCATGCACTGGCACATTATCCCACTTGTATGTCAAACCGGCAAGAGGTAACTCTGCATGATACTCTGGAAAAGTAATGCGTTGTGCTTTAAGAATATTTTTCCCAATAGTCATTTGATTGTGTATATGAATAAACTTTTTCCCATGATGCCTGATCGACAATGTGATAACAGTCTATGTGTGTGTATCCTTTTTGTTTGGCATACCATACTCGTTGATGACCGACTGAGACTTCGTAGGCATTATACGAGACAATGATAGGATGCATCATGCCATGGATGTCGAGTTCTTTACACAAACATTCTAAACGAAACTTCGCACTCGAAGTCATTTGTTTTGAATCGTAATCTATGAAGTTGCCGAGTTGTGTGATGTGATAGACTTTGTGATACTCAGGAAAGGCGATGTGTTTCGCACTTAGCACTTTATGGGCATAGGGCATATGTATATAGACGAGTTAACCTTTCAAAATGTAAATAAAAATAAATAATTTCTATACTACTATATAGAGTATCATGAGAGAGAAATTATCATACATATCTGCCTCTGGTGGCACCGAAACAATCGTTCACGATAAGTGTGGCACACCAGAATGCTGTGGAAAATGCGCTCCCAAACAATTAGAATTAAACTTATCAAAAGATACTAAATCAAAGCCGCTCAGTTTTGACGGGGGGTCCAAAAAAGAATGGCCTTCGTTGAAGAAGAAACTAGGTATCTAAAAAGTGTCTATTGCATTTATAGATTACCAAAGGTCGCTCAGTTTTGACGCCCCCTAGTTTAGATTAATCGGCGTACCATTAATATCATTCTCACCAGAACTATCTAATAACATCTTATCACCAGATGAGATCGTTACTTTATTCGAAGCATCAACCCTAAAGTTATCACAAGAGATATTCACATCATCATTACTCAATAGATTTACATTACCATTTACATTCATATTCAACGAACCAGAACGAATCATGATATTCATATTCGCACCAGACCCTATTTCAATATCATAGTTATTACCAGATTCATCTAGTTTATTCACCTTTAATTTCAGAGAACCATCAATCGTTTCAATTACATCACCTTCTATGAGAGAAGACTTATCACTAGAGACAATCTCAAACATTCTAGAAACAACATGAGAGACAAGAGTACCATCGTTACTATATTCGAAATAAGAACCAGCACTATGAGTAAGAGCTATACGGCTATAGCCTTCCGTATCGTCAAACTCAAACAAGTGGCCTTTCTCCGTATTATACACATGGTTCTTCGGGTAAGTAGGATTATAAGTGCCTTCCACCACTAACGGCTCATCAAAGGTACTGCCATTACTGCCGGTTACTGCTAGATTGAATAATACTGTAGGAATAGTAAAGCCATCAAAGTCAGCACTAGGAATACTGGTCTTACGAATACTGTCACGAGCCACAGGGCCGGCGGCCTCCAGACTGCCTCTAGCATTCTCATGTACATCAGATACATTAGCGACTGCTGGATACACGGACTTTGTTTCATCATCTGAACGACTGTTAGGATCATTAAAGCCTACAGTAGGATCTCCTAGACTGCTTGGGATACCACTGATACCGCCTATGACATAAGGCTCTTGCATATCACTATCAAAGAAGCCTACTAGCACCCATGTGCCCTCTACAAAGAAACTAGGGGAACTGCCCAGGCCGCTGTTTGCTCCGTCATGCGTTAATACTGCCGCCCATGGTAGATCCTCTGTGGGTAGCAATACTTTGTCCTCTGTGTGGATACCCAATACACGGACACGAACACGACCTAACTGCTTGGGATCCTCTCTGCTCTCGACTACTCCGTAATAATTTTTCATGTTACTGTTTCTTTTTCAGCTCTTGGGCCGTCTGTTTTAAAGAACTACGCTTACTATTCTTTTGACCTTTTGCGTAATGTGTCTGCTCTGTGTGTTTCTGCATATTCTCTCGTCTTTTCTTCGCTAAAAGGTCATATAAACTAAGAGTTTTAAGTGGTCGCAACTCTGTCAATTTTAACTTATTTGTGTCCATATTTAATTCTCTGTGTCATCTACAATAGTGGTTTTAAGCACATCTATATCACCTGAAAAGGGTTCTCTATACAAAGTACGATCTTCAATACTCTCGTCTGTCTGTGGATACGGAACAAGAACATCATTTCGTACACACTTAAAGGTTGTCACATAATTCACTTCGTTGACACTATGAACAACCTCTGTGATTATATATCGTCCACTCAAATAAACATCATAGATACGATCTTGAGCATTATCAATACTCTCATAAGTGGGTATGTTGAGTTTAATTAAGTCTCCTGCAGCGAGATTAGTGTTTCCTGGGACACTTACTCGTAGTATCATCTGTTCATGATCAAGTGCATCATGAAGTCGATCTTGTCGTATTTTACTGTTATTGTCATAGTTTCTCTCGTCTGTCGTGGACTGTGTGTGTAGAGCGTTGTCGAAAGAGGAGACAAATACTCTAGCGTCTGCAAAGTCGGAATAACTCTTATTCGTAGCGTCCTCGGGATTATTTGGAAGAAACGGATATCCTCGATCCTCTGTCGTGTTTCGTTTGTTGAATTTCTGTATGTAATTACTATCTGTAATACTCAGTGATTTGTTGATACGATTATAATTGTAGTGTTTACTGCCAAAGAATCCACTTGCGTGTCCAGCGAGAGCATCTTGTACTTTGAGTATCTCATAAGAATTAACTTTCTTCATGTCTTCTTCAACATTGATCTGATTTCCCTTTGGCGTAACATAGTATTCTTCTTTGATTCCTCTATGTCGATCTCCTCCTCGTATTAAACTCTCCCATGAACGAAAGTGTATTCCACGGTGATTTTCATAGAATAGATAACCAGCACTTTCAAATTGAGAAGACTGTGATCTTTTCGCTACCATGCGTACAAAGTCATAAGGTCGCATATTATTTCCTAATAGTTTAAAGTTTGTATTAGTTCGTTCAATGTAAAGTGATTTGTTTGTTTTAATTACATCTCGCATAATTCGTGTAAAGATTACATCACTTGGTCCTTCAAAAGAAGTTAAAACTGTTGATTTTGTGTTTTTAAATGCTTCTTTTGTAATGAAATGAAGTGTATAAACTTGTTCTCTTTCAGCAGTTTCTGTGATATTATCTACTTTATAGATACGCATACGGTACTTGGATGCATCAATTGTTTCGTTTTCTGGAATGGATATTTCAAATTCAAGTTCTTCTTGCCCTATGATAGGTGCGTTTTGTTTATGATTGGCACTATCTCGTATCACTAGATTGCCGTACATGTTGGGTCTATGTACGCTCTCATAGAGATTGAGTTCTAACATCAGTGGTCGTAAATCAATAGGGTCACTACTGGAGTATAATACTATTTGACTTAATCTGTAATCTCCAGCAAATTGTAGTTCATTTGCCATTTATTATGTTCTTCGAGTGATTAGTTTCTCAAAGTCCTTTTTAAATTGTTGCACATAAAAACGATCTAATAGTCGTATTCTGCGTTTGTTGTCGTTCTCTGTCTGTTCATACTCGTAATTTGTGACAGGTAATGCGCCGTCTGTGTCACTAGATACTTCTAGTTTTGTTGTTGTATCGCCTGATGTTGCGTTAATCTCGTAATGATGAATACCATCAGGATCATCATACTTGTTAATAACATAAGAAGATAACGCAACCTGATCAAGCGGCCAATCATAACGGGAGGTTATGTTGTTGATTGTAATAATTAACCAGTGTAATTCTGAATCTCCATAATATTTGTGTGCGACCATATCAGGTTGATCTCCGTCTTGTACGACATATTGATCAAAAACTAGCGTATTTGCTCTTGCATTGCCTTTGAGATTGACACGGCGTAGTATATCTGTTATTAATGTTCTATTTTGTGTGTCAGATATATCGTATTGATAGAGTGGAAACTTACTAAAATAACTCATGATTAAAATCCTTCTGCAATTTTTTCTTTAGTCATAATCTCTGTCTCTGTAAATGATAGTGACATATTGATCTCACTTGGAGGTGGTGCCTTACCACCTGGAACATCAATGGGTTGTAGAAACTGTGATTCGCCACCTGGTCCATAACTTACATTCATATTTTTCAACACACAAGAAGAAGCAAAAGGTAACCACGCATTTTCTACTCCTCCAAACATAAATTGTAAATCAAACTCACTTGGAAATATTAAATGACGACCTATATTCTGTCCTGGTACTCTTTCTGGCATCATATGAAACTTAAATAATTTGATAATTGCATCTACTGTTCTAAATTCAGATTCATTTCTAGGAGTAAATCTAAAGTTAAAATCAAAATTACGCAAGTCAACACCTGTAAAAATTGCTTCTAACGCAGGATTAATTGCTTTTCCTAGTATTTTTCTTGCTGCACCTTCTACATCAGCACCAGATAAAAATCCAGCAACCTTTGTAGTCGCACCTACAGCCAAAGCATCTGCAATAGTATCTCTTATTGCGGCGCCTGTGCCTGAAGCTTTTAGTGTTGACACTAATTGATCCATGTTTGACACGCCAGCAAGGTCTGGTGCAAGAACACCTGCCATTCCTAATTCACTATTTTTATAACTAACAGCGTAATCTGCTTTCATTCCATTAGGCATGTATAGAGCAATCGTGTCTTTTGTGCGTATCAATCTCTTACTCTTACGAAGACCACCACTTATACTCTTAGATAAAGCGTCATCTTGTCTTTTATATACATTAGCAATAGTCTCATCATCTTGTTGTCTTACAACACCTCTAGAAAAAGATATATTTTGTTTATCAAATCTTTTAATTTCTTTTCTTTCTTTGTCAGTACCTGCATTAATTATTTCGTCTACTTCTTGTGGGCCATGATACTTTGAATTAGTGCGTTCAAATATATGAAATAATATGTAATGACCAAATTCCTCTGTTGTTCCAAGATTAAGTGGATATCGTAGTGAACCATATGAGTATTCATTTTCATTTGATTTTGCGAAATCATCTGAACTAGAAAATTCTTTCGATCTACTATTACGAATAGGTGCTGATGATGTAACATTTGCGGAGCTTCTATTTAAAACACCACCAGTTAATCTGTTTAATAATTTTTCTGCAAGACTGGCCATATGACTATTTATGTCTTATAACGAAGGGATTGTTGACCAATGTTTAAGTATATCCTCTGTGATGATTTGAAAACTGTAACCCTTTCTATCACAATACTTTCTACATGCTTTCCATTTTGCGTCATTGATTACATATTGCTCTGCGTTATACTTCCATGATTTCGTTTTTCGTTTAGGAACAGTTGGAGGAACAGTCTGTTTCTTGGGTTTGATTTCCCAAATTGTTTCAACAATCTCTCCTTTGTTATTTTTGTAACGCAACCAACAGTCAGGAAAATATCGACTTATTCTATTTGTTAGTGGATGTCGATAAGGTATAAACACTTCTTCACTTGCCCATTTCAATATAGAAGGATTGTTATCTAGATATTTGAATACTGTTAGTTCCCAAGAACTGCGATAGATAATGTTTGTAGGGTCGCCTTTATACTTACTTGGATTCTTTGGACGATACTTTCCTTGAACCAGTATTCTACTTGATATTCGTTTTATTCTTTTTCTCATTCTAATTATTTAGAT